TGATCTAGCTAAACCTGCTTGGCTTAACTTAAAAAGATACTTGGAAGCTACTCAACTTAGAATTACTAGAGTAGTTTTTAAGTTTCGTTCTCACGAGATTCATTTTGAGATTCGTGACAATATTGAATGGATTTATTTTTGTAGAGGTATTGGTAAAGAATGGATGGCAAACGATCCAGATAAATTCTTCGTAGTAGGATGGCAGAATACGCCTAATACTATTCAAAAATATTGGTACAAGTTACCTGAGCTAGTTGAATTTCAGGTAGTGGAAGAAAATCTTGATAAAGCTAAGCTAAACGAGGAGTTTATACATTTTATGCCTACCCTCGATACGTCAGTCAATTCATGATATAATTAGGCATGGCAAAACGGCGTAGTAACAAAAGTACCTATCCTTCGCGGTATGGTGGCGGTCATGTAACTATTGTTCAGTATATCACAGAATATCTTTGTGAGAACATTGCTCGTGCAAATGGTAAAGAATTACCAACTCAATTTTGGGAACAAGAAGAATGGGCAAAGTTTTTCAAAACTCAAATAGTTCTGCTCAATCAACGATTAATCAACAAATATCACCCACGAGCTATAGTCAAGGCTCTAAAAGACCCACGCTGCCGACGTATAACATCTTTTGGTGGGTTTATAAAAGTAAAGGGTTGGAAAAAGGTATTAAAGGAAATGGATGGAGTCTGTCGAGCAGAGGATGCACGAATAGATAGTTTACAACCAACTATCGCTGTTGATGCCACTACCCAAAAACCTCAAATTCAGCATGGAAAGAAAAGTGTTCTTTCTAAATTAAGAGATTTAGATAATGGCGAAGAAAGCAAAAAGTGAAGAAATAGCAGTAGCAACAGACAATGATCTAGAGAAAAAGTACGGTAAAGATGCATTTATTTCTGGTGAAGATTTTTTAAATCAAAAACGTGAAATTATCTCGGTTTCTCCGAAATTAGATTTGATTCTGGATGGTGGCATTCCAGAGGGTTCATTTACTATTTTAGCAGGTCCGCCTAAAATTGGCAAAACAGTTACTTCACTTCATTTTGCTGCTAATGCTCAAGCAGCAGGTCGTAAAGTTTATTATCTAAATATTGAAGGTAGAATTAAGCCTCGTGACTTAGAGGGAATTCCAAAATTATCTCTTAAAAAAGAGCATTTCGAAATTATTCGTAGTTATATAGATGAAGAAGGAAAAGGACGAATACTATTAGCCCACGAATATCTTGACATAGCAGAGCATAAGATTAAAACAGAACCCGGTTGTGTTGTCATAGTTGATTCGGCCTCACAACTTTTAACAGAGCTTGAAAAGAAAGGCGAATTGGGTGAACAGCATCGTGCTCCTGGTGCTGTATTGATGGCTCAATTCTGCAAGAGGATTTCTAATGAAATTCCTATCACTGGTTCAATTATTGTAATGATTGTGCATGTGGTTGCTAATACTGGTGGAGGAAATAAGCGAACATCTAGAACTGGTGGAACCAAAATTCAATATGCTGTTGATGTTGATTTAGAATGTCAATGGGCAGAAAGGTGGAAAGTTGGTGGTAGTAAAGATGATCCTGACAGTGGAACTGAAATTGGTAAAAAAATTCATTGGATTACGGGTAGCACAGGTGGATATGCTGCTCCTGGGATGAAAACTGTTAGTTACCTTCGGTATGGAGTTGGTATAGATGAAATTTACGAATTATATGATTTAGGAAAAACGCTAGGTTTTATAGATCAAGCAGGAGCTTGGTACACTCTAAGTTTCTTGGAAGGAGAAGTAGAAGAAGGTACAAAAATCAAATTTCAAGGCGATGAGAATGCTATGGAAGCGTTTAAAGAAAATCCTCAATGGATTGAGATATTAAGAAAGAAAGTAAGGGAAACCCTTGGATGAAAGTTTTTGGTTTTGACGGTCGTAAATATCCGTGGCCACCTAATGGCTGTCTCGTCAATTTGGATGATCGACGCAGACGAAGCGAACCGCATTTACGCTGCCGTGAATTGCTATCAAAGATGTATCCTCTAGACCGTTTTTTAGAGGAAGTGCCTTTACCCGGTTCTAATAAACTTAGTGCAGATTTTTATTTGCCGTGGCGAAATATAGTGATAGAAGTACATGGTGAACAACACTATAAATTCAATCCCTTCTTTCATGGTAATAAAATGAAATTTCTGGAATCTAGACAACGTGACTTAAAAAAAATTGATTGGTGTAATCAAAACAATATTGGTGTTGTCGAACTTCCTCACTATGAAACTATAGAACAATGGAGGGAAAGAATTGAGCGAGGAGCGTAAAACAAAAGTACAAATGGATTTAGGAAAGATGGATGATTTCCTAGATGCATACGAAAAGAAAATTGGGTTGAGTAACATTATGGAATCAGATGTTAGTCAATATCTAAATATGAATCAAGATGTGCTTCGCAAATTGTCACCAGACGATTGTGCAGAGGGAGCATATCTTCTTACCCAAGAAGCACTATTCATTCAACATGAGATTAATAAACATCAAGCACAACTAGATTGGGCACAAGCCCGAATCAACAAAGAGATTGCCCCCGAACTAAACAATTATGGTGGCAGATTTGCAACGTTTGAAACTCGTCAGATTCTAGCTATCAAGAACAATGCATACGCCAGTGAACTACAAACGATTGTAGATAAAGCCCAAAGAATAATTACAAGAATTGCCTATCTTCCTAATAAACTACATGATTTAGCAAAAGTATTATTAGATTATAGACACACTAAAATGAGGACTGAGAAAAATGAAACTACCCGATCTACTTAAGAAAGCTGTGTTAGAACAAGACTGGAAGACAGTCTGTGTTGTATATACTGCAATTACAGGTGAACCTTTATCTCCACCAGAACCTAAAAAGGAAGCTAATCTATTTGATATGGAGATTAGCGAAGACTTGTTGGCCGAACTTGGAATTGGTGATAGTCAGGCTGATATTGCTCCCCCTTTAGTTTCCGAAGATGAGGATGAGGGCGAACCAGAACCTCTAAAAAAAAAAGAGGTAGGCCAAAAAAGCTTATCCTCGAATAGAGAAAGCTTTATAAGTAAAGCTCGTGACACTGATAAGCTGCCTGCTAATAAAAGAGACGATGGAAAGGTAGAAGCACGCAAAGAACCTATGCAAATTCCTAAGTCTAGGAAGAATGTATGGGAAGATGATTTAACTATCGCACCTAAGTTGATTAAGGCTAATAATAGCCAGTTAGAGATTTTATATGGACCATCACACGATAAAACTCCGAAAGAAGAAAAGGAAAAAGAAACAGGTGAAGTCAATGTAGTTTGTTCTTTTTGCGGACAGGCAAATACGGTTGTAAAATCATTGGCTGTCGGATATAATAGCAATCCAGAAGAAAACACCTACGAATGTACCTCTTGCTGCACACCTTCCGGTCGTGCTAAAGTTCTTAGACAGCAAAGAGAGTTAGCTGGTTCCGGTCGAAGAAAATAATGAATCAATCTCTAGTCGATGTTGCCGCTGAAAGGGCTGTTCTTGCAGGTATCTTTCATTACGGTGCAAATGCTTATGATGATGTTTCTGACATCATTCAGCAGCCTACAGTATTTGCTGATGAAGTAAATCAGGCACTTTATAAGTGCTTTGAATATCTTATCTCTAAAAGAGAGTTAAAAACTCTCGATACTTCATCTGTTATGGCCTCAGCTAATGAACTAGGCTATTCTTTTCTTTTTGATAATCCTGACAATCTTTCTCAAATTAAATCTATCTTTCATAGTCAGGTCAAAAGTGAAAATGTTAGATTTTGGGGTGCTCAATTACGCAAACTCCAAATTGCACGATTGTTGCGTACACAATTAAGTACAGCTATCGTTGATATTGATAAAGTCAGTGGCAACGAATCTATTGATGCTATTGTTGCTATTGCTGAAAATGCCGTTTTTGATTTTAGTTCACTTCTAAATGCAAATTCAGATAGCGATCCGACTAGATTAGGCGATGGTATTAGAGATTACTTTCGTCATCTTGCTCAAAATCCAGTTGAACAAGTTGGTATATCTAGCGGATTAAAATACTATGACGATTACATCGGGGGTGGCTTCCGACGTAAAACAGTATCTTTACTTGGAGCACGAACAGGTATAGGTAAGTCATTGATTTCTGATAATGTAGCATTACATGTATCAACCAAGTTGACCATTCCTGTGCTCTATTTAGATACTGAAATGAGTAAGGAAGATCATTGGCATAGAGTTGGTGCAAATATCAGTGACGTTAAAATTCGTACTTTGGAAACCGGACAATTTGGCAAAGATCAACGAGCATTACACGGTGTTAAAAAGGCTGTTGAAACCCTGGAATCCGCCAATTTTTGGTATCTGAATATTTCAGGAAAGCCATTTGAAGAAACAATTTCCATTATGCGTCGATGGATAAAACAGAACGTCGGATATGATGAAAATGGTAAAGTAAAAGACTGCTTAATAATCTATGATTATATCAAAACAATGTCGGCAGAAGGCATTTCGGCAGCTATACAAGAATATCAGTTGCTTGGCTTTATGATGACAATGTTGCATAATTTTGCAGTCAAACACGATATTCCAATAATGGCATTGGTACAGCTAAATCGAGACGGTATTGATAAGGAAACGACGGATGTTGTCTCTGGATCGGATCGTGTTACGTGGCTTGCCACCAATCTAGCTGTTTTTAAGCCAAAGTCGGACGAAGAAATAGCAGCAGACGGTGGTATGGAAAATGGAACTCATAAACTTGTTGTGATTAAGTCTCGTCATGGTAGTGGAACTCCACAAGGCGATTATTTGAATTTGATAATGACAGGTGATCGAGCTAGAATTGAAGAAGGCGAAACACATATCAATCTAAAGAAACGAATAAATAGGCCGGTTGAGAAGGATAGAGAACCGCCTCCTGAATTGACAATGAGAGTGGATATACCTTTTGAGGATTTAGATGCAGTCACTTCTTGATAAGAAATATTTCAATTTGGATTTAATCAATGAATTGACGGACAAAGCATGTCAAGACCCTGAACGACTATTTCAAGAATTAGGAATAGAAGCTAGATTACAGGGTAAGAAATATGCCGGTTCCTGTCCTGTTCATGATGGTGATAATCCAAGTGCATTTAATTTTTATCACGATGGCGAATCTGTACGTGGTGTATGGACCTGTCGCACTCATAATTGTCAAAATAAATGGAAAAAGAATTTAGCAGGTTTGATTCAAGGAGTTAAAAGTAGAGAACTTGG